ATTACCACCGATGCGACGCAAGCTATCAATCAACTTGATCGCATTGCTAAATCAACTGGCAATATTGACAGCAAAATGTCAAACCTTGGAAGCTCGATCCAAAGCGCATTTGCTAGACTTGCAGCAGTTGGTGCTGTTGCAGCTTTTGGTAAATCTGTTTTAACCGCTTCCGAAAACGTTGCCAATCTTCAAGGTAGTTTTAAAGCACTACTGGGGGATGGGGAACGTGCAGCCGATATGCTTGAACGAGTATATGGGATTGTTCAAAGTACAGGTGCTAACTTAGGGCAAGCTAGTGAAGCAGTTCAACGTCTTTCAATCGGCTTAAAAGAAGCCGGAGCTAGTAACGAACAAATAGCTTTAATTGCTGAAAATTTTATTAAGCTTGGGCGTGTAAGCGGCTCAAGTATGAATGATATTAATGGGGCTTTATTACAGTTCACTCAAGCTTTAGCATCCGGAAGACTACAAGGCGATGAATTACGCTCTATTATGGAACGTGTTCCCGGGGTTATCCAACTTATTGCCAAAGAGATGGGCGTTAGCACTGGGGAAGTTAAAAAGCTAGGATCTGAAGGCAAAATTACTTCAGATATTTTAGCTAATTCTTTATTAAGAGCCACTGGCCAAATTAATAAAGACTTTGCCGAATTGCCAGTTACTTTCGAACAGTCAATGAATAAGCTTCAATTGAGCTGGACACAGTTCTTGATAGAAGTGGGCAAAACCTCTGACATTATGAGAATGGTCAATGTAAGTATAGACTTTATTGACCAAGGGTTAAAAAATATTAGCACTAGTATGTCGGCTATTTCTTTAGTTGCTAAAACTTTAAGCGTTATTTTCCAAACGGTGGCTATATTAGTTTCGGATGTTGGATTCGTTATCGTTGGTTTGGCTTCAGACATACAACGTTTAATTGCAATCTCAACCGCAGCTTTAAGCGGGGACTTTGCAGAAATTCCTAAAATATGGGCAAAGTTTTCCGAAGAACAAGAAAAAGCTCGTGAAGAGTTAGATGCTTTCCAAGGGGCTATATTAGGCACTTCAACTCCTTTACAAGAGCTTAATAAAAATGTTCAGGATTCAACTGTTAGTGTTTCCTTATTAGGTAAAGCTCTAAATGGGGAATTAAACGAGGCATTGGCGTCTTTAGCTAAAGTTGGTCAAAGTAGGATTAAAGCATTAGAGTCAATTGCTTTATTGCAGAACTTATCCCCTGAGTCGTTGCGTCAATTAGGTGTAACAACCAAAGACGTTGCAGATGCTATTACCAAGTTAAGAGAAACAGCAGACCCTACCGATGCAGCTTTGCGTAAGTTTTCTGATTCTGTACAAAAAGCCATTAACCCGGCTAACGAGTTGGCTAAATATCTTTCCGACCTAGATGCTGCTTTGGCAGCTGGTTATATTAGTTGGAACACTTACGCCGACGCCATGTTTAAAGCCATGGAAAAGATGGAACCAGAAAAGCTAGACGAAACCAAAAAAGCTTTGGACGAGATTGGTGTTGCTATTGGATCATCTTTAGCTAGTGGGGTTGATCAATTAGTTGATGGGTTCTTTGAAGCTGATCAGTCCTTCCAACAGTTTGCGTCTAATTTCTTGATTCAAATTGGTAAAATGATTCTCCAAATGACTATTTTGGCAGCCCTTAAAGCGTCATTAAAAGGAACTTCAGCAGGCTCATTCTTTGGGTTTGCTGATGGTGGTTCATTCCCCGGCAGTACTACTTTACCAAAGAACTCTATCTTGACAGAACCAACTTTCTTTAAGTTTGCAAACGGAGGTACATTCGGTGGCGGGGGAACCAGAACTGGAGTAGCAGGCGAAGCCGGTCCGGAAGCAGTCGTACCGCTTAAGAGAGATAGCAGTGGTAAGCTTGGCATTTCTGGGTCCCCGGTGAATGTGGTTGTTAACAACCATATGAGCGAGGCGGCAAATGTTCAGATTCAAGAGACTAACAAAGCAGACGGGACTAAAGAAATTTCAATAATGATCGAAAAACGGGTAAAAGAATTATTCGCTAATGGATCTATGGATAAACAAATGCGTGGAGCTTATGGCTTATCCCGCGCCCCAGCATAAGGAGTAATACATGGCATACCAAGGACAAATAGCAAATAGGCCAACTGCAGTGAATGGTTGCTTACAAACTTTCAATGAATCCCAATTGGAAAACGTTGTTAGAAGCCAATCGGATAATAACGCTATGGTTAAAGTCAGACGTAGAACTACGGCAGCTATTAGAGTTGCAGATGCTAGCGTTACCGTTAAGCAAAACGAAGTCGCTTTATGGAAAACTTGGTTTGAAATCTCTTGCCAGGGCGGGGTTTTGCCCACCTATTTTAAAACTCCTTACGGCACCGAAGAGCTTTGGCGTTTTTCCGCTCCTTTATCAATTACTTGGGGGCAGGGCTCTAAAGCGGGCAATCACGTAGCAACTATTACAATGAAGCTAGAGCAACTTCCAGCATGGAGACCATTGAATGATCTTAAGCCCTAATGCAAATGCAGCCGCCAATGCTATAAGCTCCCCTATAGCTTGGTTAACATTACTTACCTTTACTATACCGGGGCGTGATCCTTTAAGAGTGGTTAATAATACCGAGGATATTATCTCTAGGGGTAATACCTTTTTAGCCTGTGGTTTTGAGATTATTTTACCAACTGACGATGGCGAAACTATGCCTAACGTAAAGTTAACAATCCCTAATGCTGATAGGGAGATCATAGAATGGATTCGGGGATTTCCAACAGCTCCAGCCTTAATGATGGAAATTATTTTGTCTAATGAACTAGACATTGTCGAACGTAGCATCGATTGGATGAGATTGGTCAATGTTACATACGACGCTTTACAAATTACGGGAACTCTTGCTGTAGAGAACGTTCTATCCTCAGGCTTTCCAGGGGAGCGTTACAGTCCAGTCAGATTCCCAGCCTTGGCTGTTTAATGTCCGAAATAAATATTACCCCCTACATTGGTCTACCCTACAAGGTAAGGGAAATGGATTGCTGGCAACTTATACGTAAGTTTGCTAAAGAGCAACTGGGTTTATATTACCCGGATTTTTTATATGACGTGGATAACATAACCCCACAATCCGCAACTCATATTGAAACTGAAACTTCTTTGGGTAAAAGATGGAAAAAAGTCGATGAACCACAACTCGGCGATGTTATAATATTTCGAATGCGCGGTATAGCTTGTCATTGCGGTGTTTATATTAGTGAAGGTAATTTTTTACATACATTAAAAGGTAGAGAATCGTCTTACGAATCGCTTGATAGTTACTGGAAGCAGTCGGTAGTAAATATCTATAGGTGGAGTCCGGATGCTTAGCCAAGAACAACAAGTAAGAATTATATCCCCCGAGCAACAGTTTGATTTTGTTGCTCTTCCCGGCCAAACCGTCAAACAATTAATAACCCAATTACCCGAATGGGAAGACCACGAGTCTTATGCAGTTTATAACCACGGGCAATATATTAACGATATAGAAGGCTATATTGTTAACGACGGCGACAGATTGGTTATTTGTATGGTCCCACAAGGCGGGGGCGGTGGTGGTGGCAAAGGTATTCTTGGTATTGTTGCATCAATTGCTATTATTGCTGTGGCTTGGTGGAACCCGATGGGATGGGCGGCTGCTGGCGGCTTGTTAACTACAACAAGCTTGTATGGTATTGGCGCTGGATTACTTCTTACTAGCGTTGGCACAATGTTAGCCCCTAAGCCGGAACTAGGTACAGGAAGTTCTTCCCTATCGTCCCAAAGAGAAGCTAATAGCTATTTCATCACCGGGCAATCTAATGCTTCAAGGCTTTATCAGCCTGTTCTAGTTGCCTACGGTAAAAATAAAATATTCCCGGTACTTGCCGCTAATCCAAATGTTATTAACGTCGGAAAAGACTCAACATTTGATGCGTTATATGACTTTGGCATTGGAGAGCAAAGCTATGATTTAAGTTTAATAAAGTTTGGTGACACATTAGCTAATCAATATAACCCAACTTATTACCAGCATACAAATACTAAAAATCCCGATTTAAAGCTTATTACAAATCGATTTGGCTATCAAGATTATTCTGTAAGATTAGATCATAATGTTCCATTTGTTGCCACAACAAAAGATAACACTATTAATGCTGAAGTTAATATCGCTTTCCCACGCGGCTTATACTACATTGATGATGCAGGTAATAACCAAGTGGCTTATGCAAGATTTTATACTGAATGGCGCCCCGTAGGTGGCGGTCAATGGACAAAAGTTAATCCATTTAATTATCAGGGCGCTTTAATTGGCTCTGCCTCTACGCCGGCTGTGCCTTGCGTATTTGGACAAATTTATGATTACTCTAGAGAAACTTATTATGACGTTGCCCCAACGGCTTACCAGTTAGATGGTAGAACTGTAAAAAATGTTGGCTTAACTTCTATTAATATTAACGGCGGCAACTACCAGTTATTGACATATTATGAGTATAGGCCAAGCAATTTTGGCTCCGATTGGAGATATAGAGAAGCAGTTCTTATGGAGCCGGGGGAACTTTGGGTTATAGGGCAGCCTACACCTGCTCCTCCAGCTAGTAGATATATTTGGCAAAGCCCTTATACTTATGCTATCCCAGCAACTGCTTCAGATGAATTAGTGGTTGGTAACGCTACGTCATCTCCATTTGTTATTGTTGGCACAATTATTTTCCCCAACCCAGGTACTTATGAGATTAGATTAACCCGTACAACTCCTATATCAACTAATAATAGATTACAAGACGAAGCTACGTTTACTTTATTAGAATCAAGGATGTCCGGTAACGTTCTGAACTTATCAGCTCCTCATACTATGTTAGAAATGAGGGTAAAAGCTAATGAACGTTTATCCGGTGTTGTACAAAACTTATCTGTAGTTTGTACTTCGGTATTAAATACTTATGATGCAGCTGGTAACATGGTTGGTAGAATTGCGACACGCAATCCAGCATGGATAGCTATTGATATTTTAACAGGTGTTGCAAACCCAAGACCAATTAGGCACGATCAGATTGACTGGCCAGCTTGGAAACGTTTAGCAGACGTTTGCGATGAGCAAAGAACTTGGAAAATTGGCACACGAACTATTACATCTAATAGATTTGTTTGCGACGTAGTTATTGATTATGAAACCACTATAAAACAGCTTTTAGAGTCTGTGCTGTCAACGTGCCGTTCTGGTTTAACCATAGGTATGAACGGACGTTATTCAGTTATGTTTGATGGGGAAAGAACAACACCTCGCCAAGTGATTACCCCAAGCAATTCATGGAACTTTACAGCTTCAAGACAGTTTCCCCCAGAAGTACATGCTTTAAAGGTTAGCTTTATTGACGAAGGTAGTGACTATAAAAAGCAAGAAGTTTTAGTTTATAGCGACGGATATAACTTTGATAACTCTGAAAAGTTTGAAGATGTAGGCACAATGGGTATTACCACTTACCAACATGCCTGGGCATTTGGTAGATATCAAATGGCTGCAGCTATAAATAGATCTGAAGTATTTACAGTCACTATGGACGTGGAAAACTTAGCCTGTCAACGTGGGGATTTAGTTTATGTAGCCCACGATGTACCTATGGTTGGTGGTGTTCCATCTTACGTAAAAAGTATTAATGGTAATGTTATAGAGGTTACAGAAAATTTATCGTCTCTAACAAATTCTTACACAGTTAGACTATCCGATGGAACTATTCGACAAGGCTCTTCCGTTTTAATTAGCGGTAATGTTTTCCAATTAGATAATGTAGAAGGAATAGAGCCAGATGATTTGATTATTTTTGGCGAAGCCGAAAGAGTGGTTAAATCTTATTTGGTAAGCCAAATTACTCCTAGCTTAGATTTAAGTGCTACTCTAACCCTATTGCCTTATATTCCAGGCGTATATGATGCGGATATTGGTGCTTTGCCAGAATGGCAACCGGAAATCAGTGATGATTTAATCAATTCAACCACATTAGCAATAACAGCCGTAACTAGTTTAGGGCAAGAATTGGCTTATGTAGATCGTATTCCCGAAGGCAGATTTACCATAGTATGGGAAGTAAATGATAACAGCTTAGCAAGTAGCTATGATTTGGTTGTTATTACCGCCGACGGCGAAAGAGAAATATTTACAGGCATTAAAGAGAAAAGATACGAATACATAATTGATTTAGTTAAGTACCCAATGAAGTACGGAGAAATTATTTTTGAGGTAACTCCATTTACAGCAGGTGGTATTGCTGGTACACCCGGTTCTACTATTGATGTAGTAGCCCCAGACAGAACCTCTCCAAAAGGGGTTAATTGGTTCTTGGTTAACGTTCAAGATATGGAGATTGCTTTGGCTTGGGAGCCTCCGCAAGAGCCAGATATTCAAGAATATGAGATTAGATATTCCCCTAAAGTAGTAGATGCTCAATGGAATGCTAGCCAGCTTATTGGTAA